AGTATACAGGCGCACGCGGATTATGAGCGTCTGATAGTGGTGGACGACGCCTCCACGGATAGTACGAGGAAGGTGGCGGAGCTCTTCGCCGACGTCTTGCTGGATAGTGGGAAGAGGTTGATCGGGTATAGCCGGCAGCTGGCGCTGAAGGAGTCCGACCAGGAGGTGTTGTTGTTCGTGGATGGGGATGTGGAGATTATGAAGGATGTCTCCCCCATCATCGGGGCTGTGAGGAAGAGGACTGCGGCGGTGAGAGGTAGGAACTACCACATCATCAACAGGAGGTTCACCTTCAAGCATAGCTGGGGCGTTGGCTTCGGTTTGACGGCGATCAACACCGATGCAGCTAGGAAGATAGGGGGTTTTTCGGAGATGGGTGCCGGCGAGGACCTGGATTTCTGCAGGCGGCTCACCGCGAAGGGGTACAGGGCTACACAGATAGGGGACCCGGTGGAGAGAGAGGACGAGGAGGGGAACGTGTTGAAAGAGGGCGGGGATGTGTTCGGGATTCATTACAAGTCGTCTTATAGCCGGTTGCCGCCGAGGTCTGAGTGGCCGTGTGAGAACTTTGACGAGGTTGTTCACAGTATCGCGGAGGCGGACCCGGGCAAGGTGATCGCGGCGCTGGGCACGATTGATGCTAATGCTGTGCCGGGGGTCGTGGCGGAGGCTGTGAAGTACGGCGCTGACCACCAGCTAAGGAGACGCAGAGCCATAGTGATAGGGGGATAGAGATAGTAATATGTGCAAGAAAACCCGAGCTCGTCACCGCAATAATCACCACATAGTTGAAGAAACCAACCAGTGGTCAGGGCCCTGTACCGAAGGTTTTTACCAGGTGGTTGTAAATTGAAGCTTGCCGAGAAAGCAGCAGGACCGGGTTGGTACGACGAGATCTACTCCCAGGAGGGCGGATCAGCGGGGGAGAAGTACGTGGTGCCTATCCACAGGTGGATCGCTGAAAGAGTAAAGGAGAGGGACGTTGTCGTGGACCTGGGCTGTGGCCCCGGTTCGCTCGCACATCTCCTGAATGATCTGGGTCACCACGAGGACTACACGGGTTACGATTTCAGCAACGTGGCTGTCAAGAAAGCGCGGAAGAAGTGCCCGTGGTACAGCTTTGCCAGGAAGGATCTCAGGGACGTCGAGAAAAAGGACTTCGACGGTGTCGACGTGGCGGTCCTCTGCGAGGTGCTGGAGCACATCGAGGACGACCTACGCCTGCTCAGGATCCTGCCCCCCGGCATCCATGTTCTCGGATCCGTGCCCACCTTCGGCGGTAGGCATTGCCACCTGCGCTGCTTCCCATCTATGATGGATGTGGTGGATCGTTACAGAGAGGACCTTGTCTTTAAGGAGATCTGCCTGGTGGCGAAGTCCTGGTGCTTCAACGCTATCGCCATGGGTGTTGGTGTTTGAATCAAACACCGAAAACGGTTGTATATGCCCTATGTTTAAGGGGATCTGTGTCATATCCTTATAAAGAAGGGTGCGATGTTTTACTTATATAATTCGGGGACTACTTAGGGGGTTTTGTCGCAAAAGGCAGGCTGTGGCTAGTCCTAATTCTAGGCCGTATGCATCGTGCGACAACTAACCACGGCCTGCTGTATGCGGCTTTAGGTGGAGAAGGCTGCGGAGCCCGATAAGCATCAATGTCCGCGTAGAGGACGTCCCGGGATACGGGGTATTCAGCGGGCTGGTTCAGAAAGCTATCGGGGACGACATCAAGAAACAACTCGTAAGAGAAGTCCGGTCGCTGAGGCCGACTCTGTGGCAGTACGACGTCATGTCGCAGGGCGGGATCGCCGAACCCGCGCTACCCATCTCTTATGACGCGATGTACCAGGTCTACGACAAGTCAGACGTGCTGCGACCCATAATCAACACGTTGAAGAACGAGATCTTCCGGACCGGGCTCGCAGCCGTACCGCGGTTCGTCGCGAAGTGTGTTGGGTGTGAGACGGAGTACCAGCGAGACCTAGAGGAAGGAGAGGTCTGCGAGAACTGTGGGTCAGCCGAGTTCAGGAAGCCTGACTGGCGCGAGAAGCAGGCGATAGAGAGCTTTGTGCATTCGATTAACGCTAACGAGCAGTCCTTGAAGGAGCTGGGGAAGGAGCTCGAGAAGGACAACGAGATCGTGGACGAGGGCTATGTTGTCGCGGTCAAGCAGTACATCTTCGACGCCAGGGGCCAGATAATGGGGGAGAACGTCGACGAATTCGTGCGCGGAGATCCCCGCACCATGAGGCTTCTCGTGGATGACCGGGGCAGGTTCGGTGACAAGTACACCTGTATCAACCCGCGCTGCGGGTCGGCGAGGAAGACGTTGATAGAGCCAGGTGAGGGGGAGGTCTCTGCCTGGTGCTCTGAGTGCGGCTGGATGGCTCACCCCGTCTACTACGCCGCTACCTCGATGGGTGGTTCGAGCGGCGAGACGACTTACTACATACACGGCGAGGTATGCCACTGGTCCAAGTACGACCCCTCCCTGACCTATGGTACGCCGCCGCTGATCACTCTGTGGCAGGCTACTAACACGATGAAGAACATGGGGAAGCTTCTCAACGTGATGTACCAGGGCCAGCGCGCACCCCGCCGTTTTATCTGGATGATTACCAAGTCCTTCGAAGGGTTGCAGGAGTGGTGGGACGAACAACAACTACGAGTCGCCAGGGATCCGAGGTACACCCCGATCCTGGCGGTGGAGGGGGAGTCGAAGGAGGGCCAGGTAGGCGTCGTAGACGCCATGGATTCCCTGAGGGATATGCAGTTCCTGGAGCATAAACAGGAGCTCCGCGAAAGGCTCTCAGCGTTCTACGGTGTGAGCAACGTGTTCCAGGCCGATGTCAAGGTGGCGGGGGGTCTGAACAATGAGTCCCGGCAGATAATGGTTACAGACAGGGCCGTAGAGTTCGGGAGGACGATCTTCAGGGAGAAGGTGTTCGCATGGATCTGTCGGCAGAAAGGGTGGGTCGACTTCTTCATAGACTTCCACCTACTCGACGAGCGAGACGAGGTCACGAGGCTGAACCTGCAGTCCAAGCGGATAGCTAACATGAACGGCATGGTCGCAGCCGGGTTCTCGGCAGATATGAGGCCTGACGGCTCGTTCCGGTTCACCGGTGCGGGGGAGCGGGTGAGGTCGGTGGAGCCCGGTGCGCCGGAGACACCGCACATGGGTGCCCCGAAGCCACCCGAGACGGAGCACGACGAGGAGACCCTCAAAACAGGTATGGATCCGATCCAGGTGTTCCGGGACGAGTACAAACGGGCGCGTGACCGGGAAGACGCCCAGGAAAAGGAGGGGTCCGGTTGAGCAGCGTCCAGGCTATCTCGACGGACAGGTTCGACGAAGTGATCAGGGCCCTGCCGGAGAGGGTGGAGGAGATCATCGCCCAGACAGCGGAACTCGTCCTGGAGGACGCCCACAATAACCTGGAGCAGAAAGAGTTCGACACCGCGTCACTGGAGAGATCCGGGTCCGTGGAGAGTCTCGCAGAAGGGCTCGGGGTCATGTTCGAAGCTGCCCACGCGCCGTGGGTCGAGTTCGGCCGGGACCCCGGGATACGGCCACCCGTCAAGAAGGTGGCGGACTGGTTGATGGAGAAAAAAGGCATACGGTCAAGGTCTTACGCTTTGACGATCGCTTCTAAGTTCTGTGACAGGGTCGAAAAGGAAGGCCTTCCTCCCTCGCCGTTTCTGAGGCCTGCGAGGGCGAAGGGGGAGCAACACCTGGACCGAGAAGCTGACAGGCTGGCCAGGGAGCTGGAGGGCGATAAGGGATGAGTACCCAGATCTCGCTGCTCCAGAAGGCGGATGACCAGTTCCTGGTCTACGGACCCGCGTCTGTCGAGGTCGTGGATGACCAGGGTGACAAGATCGACGCCGCCGCGCTCAAAGAAGCACTCCCACAGCTACTCAAGAGGCATTCCATCAGTTACAGGATCCATAAAGACATCCTGGTCGGAGAGATCCTCGAAAAAGCCGAGATCGACGGCAAGGAGTACAGGACAGAGGTCATCGACGACACTCTCTACGTACTTGCCAACATCTACGGAGACAACGACACCTCGAGGAAAGCGAGGAAAGAGATCGAGAGCGGTGTACTCAAATCCTACTCCATATCTGGTAGGGCGTTGGAGAACCACGTCGAGTGCAACGACGCCTCCTGTTATAACCGGATCACGAAGATGGATCTCTTCGCGGTCTGCATCTGTGACCGCGGTGCGAACCCGGACGCCTTCTTCACCATCCTCTCCAAGGCCCAGTACGTCGAGAAAGTAGTGGAGGAGAGAAACGGTCAGTACTGCGTTATGCATTGCCACGGCCCGGACGCCGGGAAACCGATCAAGTGCTTCGACACCAAGGAAGAAGCCGACCGTATGCATAGAGCGATACAGGCCCACCAGGCCAAGGCCCTCGACAAAGCACTGATCCTCAGACCCGGTGACTACGAAGAGATCGCTAAACAGGTCAACGGACAGGGACAGGGACAGGGGCTGGGCGGCGGGTCGGCGCAGGGACCGGGCGGGGAATGTGTATGCCCCGAATGCGGCCATCGCGAGCCTCACAAGACCGGGGATCCCTGCATGGATCTCGACTGCCCGAAGTGCGGCGCGAAGATGGACCGCCCCATAGACAAGATAGAGAAGCAGCACCCCGAGC